AGCTTTGGTAGCCATCAAGCCCACGCTAGCAAAGAGATTGGAAAGTTGTCAATTTGTTTCTTAGACAAGTATGACAAAGGGGCAAAGAAAAGCGGGGCACCAGGGGGTCTGGAATGGTGCCCCGCGAGCAAAGGAGCCGCCCCAAGGTAACCGAGGGACGACGCGGCCAGTTTATCATATTGGTGCGGGATTGGGGCTGACATAGGTTGACAAGGAGTCAAGGTAGTGGTATATTGGTGGTGTAAACCAGTAAAGGAGATAGGCAGATGGGGCAGCAGTGGACAGGCGACAAGGGCAAGCGGCGGTGGTTCTGCGATGACTGCCCACGCCACTTTGGAACCAAGCGGGCAGCCTTGGCCCATCAGATCGAATGGCACTCAGGAGCCGGGGACATCACGAGAGGAGCAGTACAGTGGGGATAGCCAGCTATATCGCTCTAGTGCAATTCGACGGCGGTGGCCACAACTACATCGGTCCTGAAGATGATCTGGACACCCTTATTGCAGCAGCCAAAGCCGATTTCGCGGAAGACATGAGTATCACAGCTATCTACGTAGAAGACTGCGTAGACTCCATGCCCCATAATACAGGCGCCAATCCTTACTGGATGGCGACTAGATGAGATCAGGGTGGCGCACAGTCACGACCCGCAAATCGTGGCGTTGCGACTGCTGCCGAGGGAATAAGCCCAGAGGCGAAAGCTGCCTCTTCTACAACAATTGGATTATTGGCGGCGGCTCAATACGAATCTGCCTGCCGTGTGAATATCACGACCAAAGCGGTTGCTGGAGAGAAGCGAAGACATGAAGCGCCCAGCACCCACACTAAGACGCGGCTACACCTACACCCCTCGCTCCACCCGCGGGCTACTGATGGCCTCCGCCAACCATGCCACCCACGTCGTAGGCAAGGTGTGGGAGGTCAAGAGCTCAGATGGGGACCACACCTACACCGTGAGCCTAGACCCGATAGGATGCACCTGCCCGGACTGGAGGTACCGGGGGCAAGTGGGTGCCGAGTGCAAACACATAATCGCGGCGGCCTTGATGGCCGTGGGGTGTTAGGAAGACATGGATGAACTTTTAAGAGAGCTGATGCGCCAAGACTCATCCGGCGACAAGTGCTTAGTTATCTCGCCCGATGGTTTCTACGGCTGTTTGATTCGCAAAGGTCATGAAGGCGATTGCCGCAACCCGTCCGCCAACGTCTCCTGGTGTGGCTGGTGCTCAGCCTGGATGTGCCGCAAACCCGAATTACATGCAGAAAGGAGCGGTACCGGCAACTAAGTAAGCCGGGCGCGCACAACAAGAGCCCCTGCACCGGCCCAGTGATGGTCAAGGTTGCAGGGGCTCTTTTACTTGCCCGGTATGACGTAGGGCGACTCGATAGTGAAGGTCAGAGAATCAGGTCCTCCACTCCACACGCCCAGTGCCGCACTTACCGCCACCGCCACGCCGGCAACCACTGACATGTAAAAGGCGAATCTGGCTGGGGTGGTGGAGAATGTAGCCGACACCTTGTCCCGAGTGAGAGAGAAGGACAGCTCGTCGGAGAACTCGGCCCAGAGCTTATGCCAGTAGATGAAGAGGCGGCTCATTACAGGGCCTTCACCACCAATGCCAGTAGACTGCCCGCTATCACCAACACCCCGGTTAGCGTCCCACTCATCAGCCACCGCACCCAGCGCCCCTCTACCTGTACCCGCGTCTCCAGGGTGCCGAGGCGGGTGTAGATAGAGGCCAGGTGGTTGCCCTTGATGTCCTTGATCTCACGCAACAGGAGCGTGTGGATGTTGTGGTGGTCCTGTACCAAGCTAGGCTCCGTGGGTGGATTTGGCGTGGCGGGTGAGTTTGCCCTTGACGGCAGCTTCAGTCTTTGCGTAGAACCCTAGTCCGCAGTCCGCCACCTGGCAGTAAGCGACCGCAAGCGGCGCTGGCGTATCTTCGCCACTGATATCCACATTTGCAACTGCGCTAGTTGTGGTCGCCACTTGACCCTCGACACCCAGAAGTGATTCCAGTTCAGCCACACCTGCCTCACGCGCCTCATTCCCCACGGACTCCATTTGCCCGCTGTAGAGATTGAGCGCGTAAACGGCTACCGGGTCGGGCAGGTCCACCCCTTCACCCGTCACTACGTAGCGTTGTTCCTCGCCAGCGTCAACAGCGTTCTTGCCCGCTGCCATGAGCACGTTTTGCTCCATGGCGCTGGGGTGGTAGGCGAATCCTACCTCACGGTTGTTGGTGGTGCGTACTCTCGTCATGCTCTACTCCTTTGCTACTTATCGTACCGTTCCCATGTTGTGCCTTCCCAGCTAGTGTGTTTGGATTGGTGGTCCATGCCCAACCTACAGCGGGCATGTATCTCTGGACTGATCGCTTTGCACGGGGGATACGGGTCCCACCACCGCCTTATGCACTCTAAGAGGCTCATTTTTGGCCCTTCATAAACTCCGGTATGCGCTCTGGCTGATCTCGCGGCTCTAGCCCTATGTCATCGGGCAGATCAGGGAGGTCCAGCATGGAGCGGAAAAACTCCTCGTCCTGTCGTACCGGAGTAATGGCGTTGGCCTCAGCCGCCTTGTCGTAGGCCTCGATTATGCCCTTGATATCCACAGCCCCAGGTGGATTCCACTTGATGGTGGGGAGCTTGCCCGGTGTCATGCCAGAAAAGGTGTTGAAGCGGAACAGGTAGGGGACGAGCTGTTGGTTCCAGGTGTCCACGAGTTGCTGTTGGACCGCTTCCAGACCCAGGGTGAAGAAGTCCTGGGAGCCTTGGACTAGGGCTTGGGTGCCCACGTTGGTCATGCCCAGAGCTAGGAACTGGGCGAACATGCGCATGAGGATTTCCTTGTTCTTGTCCTGTATCACCGTGCGCACGTTGAAGCGCCTGGTGCCGCCTGTGTAGGCTGTGAGTGTGACACCGTCTGGCAGCATCAGATACATCTCTTCGTCTTGGCGAAGATTCTTGGCCGCATCCTTCAGAGCAGTTTCGTCGGCAGTGCTCAGTGGCTCTTCAGGGAGAGTGAAAATCGGCATCCCACCCATATCGCGCTCGATGCCGATGCCCTCCATGTTCTCCAGATTGACCTTGAATCTCCATGGCCGGTAGAGGGAACGCAGTAGAGACTTGCCCTCTGGGTTACCCTTGCGCCCGCGGAACACGGCGTGCACAGCCTTGGCCAACGGGACTACCGTGTTGGATGGGTTGACCAGAGCGCCGCGGAAGGACCCCTGCTCCATGGCGACGGGGATGTCGTTATGCTCACCGGACAGAATCCAGCGGAATAGAGTCTCTTGCCCACGCGGTTCTAGGTTGGCGATCCACAGGTTGCCGTCATCGCGCTTGTCCAAGATGATCTCATCCACAGAGAAGCCGAAGTCAAGTGCCCCTAACTGCTGCTCTGCGAAGGTGCGGAAGGTCTGGCGGTGCATCCCATTCATGGCGTCCCACAGGAAGTCACGGGCACGCACGTCGCCGGGAGATTCGGAGAAGGGGACGGCATCGAAGTCAGCGGCCAGGAGGGGGAGCTTGACGGCGTCCAAGAGAGTGCCTATGACCGGATCGTCTTGCATCTCCAGATAGACGCGGACTCGTTTGGACCAGGGTGAGAGGGCTGTTAGGTATTCTTCGTTGACGAAGCCGCCCCAGATAGAGAGGCCTTTGACGCCGAAGGAGCGTTGGGTGTCAGCGCGGGAGACGGTCTGGGCGTCTGCTGTGGAAGTGCCGTTGTTGGAGCTTACCATCTCACACCTGCCTCGCGCGAAGATACTCATCACGCAGGAACACTAGGCCACGGGAGCGGTGACAGCCCGCACAAACTACCTGCCACTTATCCGCTGGGTGGACGAACGTTCGTCTGCAACTGCACTTCACAACCAACATGTTAACACGCTCCGTCCAGAACGCGTCTACGATCACCACTTCGGCGGCCTGCCATTTGGCGCTCGCGATTTGGAGTGGTCGATGTAGCCCTTTCCCTGTGGTGTGCGGGCAGCGTTCATGCTACCTACGGGACACGATACCCCACACAGGAGGCAGGTAGCTTGTCTCTGCTCATTGCGGCCAGAGAAGTCGTGGACATGGGGCTGGGTGAGGGGGGGAGGGGAGTTTAGTCGCCACGCCTGCTCCCCTCGTTATACAGTTCCACCGCCTTTGCCCTGTCCACCCACGGCGGTACCATCCACCAGGTAGGCATGCAGTCTATAGAGCGGTCTAGCACAACACAGGTAATGGAGCCGGTGGGATGAGAGATCGTGACGACAGTCGGGGATTGTGTACTCACTTGTTCCGGTGCTGCCTCAGTTTGACGAGTCATATCCTGAACTACCCATGTTATCGAGGCGGCACCAACTACCCCCATCAGCAGGATCATAGCCAAGTACCACTTCACCCCATCCGCAAGCTCTCCCCTACGAAGGAACTTCTGTAGAAACCGCCCACGCTGCTGCCGTGCCCAGTACCTCGGCTATAGCCTCGCCATACGGCTTGTCGAAATCGCCTATGACATTCGCGTATGCCTTCACCAACTCACCCACCTGGATGTCTATGACTAGGCGCTGACAGTTCGTAGCCTTGATACCGAACATCGCGCACAGCTTGTCCACTTGCCCCTGTTCAGCTGAGTAAAATGATATCCCTCTTCTCCTTTGCTATCCGGTCCACAAGCTCTCCTTCCGCGCACCGGGCTCCACGTTACTAGCCTCGCGTACTGTCACGGCGTGGGTCATGGCAAGAGCGTCGGCCTCATCAGGCGACTTGCTAATACCGCGCTTCCGCATATCGCGCTTGGACTCCACCACGATCTGATTCTTGGCGTTGACATCATACTTGCGCGCCATGAGCTGGCCCATGAGGATGCGGTCGTTGGGTATATCGCTGTCATGCTCGTTCAGCCAAAGCCGCGTGCGCCAGTAGATTTCGGCGTTGGCGTTGAAGAAGCGCGCGTTCTTGGGCTTGCTCCCACCGTTGAAAGCCACAACGCGGATAGATTTGTACACGGGCTCCTCGGATAAGATGAGGCGCATACGCTCTACTACTCGGCCGCCAATACCAGCATCGTCAACTACTAGGTATTCGACACGCTCCTTGATGCATATGTCCAGAGCGCGGCGTGCGGTGGTCATCGTATTGGGCTCATGCCCCTTCCACAGGTAGCGCGTGAGTGGACCCTGACGGAAGAGCAGGACGGTTTTGTCCGTGCCAGGACCGGCAACATCTAGGCCAGCAATTCTAGGCTGCCCAGGTGCGTCGGCGGGAGCTGTCCTGGATGCAGCGGCATTGACATCGTGGAGGGGCATCAACATGTCCTCCAGATTGTCCGGGAAGCGCGCCATGATGGAGCCTTGATAGAGCGGGCTGTCTACCCCCCACTCGCGCCCGGCCTCGTCTATGGCTTCTTGCGTGACCATGCCGGGTACGTTGCCGCCGTGGAGGTTGGGCGTGTCGTAGGCGTCGATGTGGATTTGGTGCCAACCCTCGGACTTATCATAGAAGGCATCATAGAATGGGCCGGACTGGACGAAGGCGTTACCAGTCATGAGAACGCGGGCGGGCTGGAGACGTAGTACGGCGTCATACTCGGCCTGGGTGATAGCGTGGGCTTCCGTGATTATGACCAGGAGATTGGGTGAGTGGAAGCCTTGAAGGTTGAACACCTGACCATCCGAACCTGGGGTGGCGTTGGTGGCAAACCCAATGGCGACGGACTCCTTGCCTACCTCGTACCCGCGGTTGGCGGTCTCGTACATGCGGCCACTCATGCAGTAGCCGTCTATTATGGCGGCAGTACGGAAGGCCGTGCGCATTTCGGAGAACACGATCCCATCGACTTGCCGCGTGGTAGGTCCGTAGACGAGTGCGCGGGCAGGGTGACGCGTGTTCATCCACCACAGGACTAGGCGGGCTGCTATGTAGTCCTTGCCGCTGGAGTTGCAACCTACTACTGAAGTGCGGCGGTGGGACTGGACGGCGCGGGCCATCTCTATCTGTTTGGTGTAGATGGAGGAGCCAAGGACTTTGCGGACGAAAAACTCAGGGTTATCGCGCAGGGCTAGAGAGGCGCGGGCCTGGGCTTGTGGGCGAGAGAGGATGACGGTCATACCGCCGCCAGTCGCCTGTACTCACGCTGATGGTCCCTATATCGAACAGCACAGGAGCGGCATTGCAGCTTTCCGACAGGTACCCGTTCCCCACCACACCCAGTACAACATCTGTTCTCGACCCTGTTGGCACGCCGTCTATTTTGGGTATGCATATTGAGCCTCCGGTGGCGGTCGCAATGCACCCAACCAACAACTCGCGTCTCACATCGCGGGCATTTACCTTCTAATACGCGCCGCAACCTAAGACGCCGAGTCAAGACGCGCACCACCTCACGCTTTTCCGCCACTGTCCGTGTCATGCCCACGGGTATTCCTCTTCCACCGACACCATTGCTATCCACCCACGGTGCAACGCCACCATGACAGAGGCTGTGCGATCCCGCTGGCCGGTCTTGCGCATGATATTCCATACGTGCTGCTTGACCGTATGCTCTTGTATGCCTAGAGCCTCCCCCACCATTTTGTTGGAGTTCCCTTGGGCGACAAGCGCTAGCACTTCCCTCTCCCTGTTAGTAGGCACACCACGAGCCGGGCGGTAGTCTAACAGACGGGCCTCCAGCACGGGCACTTGCATCACGGTAAGTCTCGGATTCGGCAGCTACTCATGGCACTCATGCTCGCAGGCCCTTTTCTTCGGAACATGAGGCTCTGTCTTTGTGAGATTTGCGGTGGATCGTGGCCCGGGACTGTGCTTGCAGACCTTGCATCTTGGTTTGGCACTCATGTCACCGGCACCTCTGCTCTACTGACTGACCGCTTCTCATCAGGGCGATGCAGGCCCATCCTGCGCACAATCTCTCGCCGGGCTGCGGGCATATTCTCTCGCCTGTACCCGCACTGGATGCAGAAGGTCTCGGGGCCATAGTGATCATCAGTGTTGAGGAGATCACCACTGCACCTTGGGCAGGCACGGAAGCGGTAAACAGGCGGAGATAAGGAGGGCCTGTACTTGCGTGGGTGCTTGCGTGGGTCGTTGTCCTGCACCGTGCAGCCGCGCTTCATTACTAGCGGATGTCGGGTTTGGCGATCACCTTTAGACACCGCATCACTCCCTATATGCGCCCATCTTCTCGCGCGGGATAGCCACCACACAGCGCGGGCAGACACGGCCAAAGAACTTCTGTTTGCCCACGCGGTGATGGCCAAGAGGGGCGTATCGAAGAAGGAGCGTGAGGAACCAGTAGAGGGTAGAGTCCATCGTCACGTCACCTTCACTATATCCGCCCCATCTATTTCATTCGGGGGTTTGGGAGTGGAGATGTAGCCCTCGTCTATAGCCTGCTGTGCCAAGTCCTCTACGGTGAAAGCAGCCCCTATAACCGTCTCTTCGCCGTCTGACAATCCTGAGTTCAAATCCCCCGGTAGAGCACCTTTCATCTTCAGGACCAGTGCCAGTGCCGCGGCGTTCTTCTCACGCGCCATCTCGTTGGCAATGTCGCGGAATACATCGGTGCCGTCCTCGCGTGCCATCCTGAACAGGGCATCAAACTCCTGGTCAACCTGCCTCCAGCGCCATACAGTAGTACGATTGACCTTGGCTATTTCAGCGCATGACCTAACGGACCAGCCCTCTCGCCAACGCGTAAGGAAGGCGGCCTTGGCCTTCGATTGCGCCTTAGAATCAGCATTGCGGCGTTCAAGGGATGCGTGGTTGCGACCCAGGCTGGTGCCTTTAGGGTTGGGGTTGGCCTTAGTCATCGTAGCTAGAACCTAACATGAGGAGGGAGTGGGCGTCAAGGGTGGCTGGCTTGGTATTAGGCTGTTGGCTATAGCTCGGAGGGCGGCCAGCAGAGGAGTCTCGCCTTCCCCAAAGCTAATTACCTTTGGGCTGCCAGGGGGGAAGGCAGTTAATTCACAAGTCCGGCCGTCTAAGGCGCAGCCAAACTCCCATATGCTAAAGGGAACAGACTGCATTACATCCTCCAGCCCCACAGCCTTCGGGACACGGCCAGAGCCGTTGCAAGACTTACATTGCTCTCTTCCCTCAGGACGAGAGCGGTAGTAGTATCGAACCGAGTGTTCACCTTCACCGTTGCATATTAGGCACTCCTCACTGGCCCACGGGTTGGCAAGGCCTGAGTCTCTACATCTTGAACAATGCCTGCACTCCTCCGTGTGCTCCGTAGTGCTAAACTCAAAGCCACTGTGACAGGTGCAGCAATGAATATCGCAAGCGGTACCGTGCTGACAGACCTGTGTATCCGCTGAATCACGCCACAACGGTACACACTCAGGGCATGGCTTCAAAGCAAGCAATCGGGTCAGCTCTTGGACATTGGCATGGTCGATGTCAATGATCTGAGTCATGAAACCTCTCAATGGTCTTCTCCAGGGCAGTAATTAGTTCTCCTGCGTCATCACCGGCAGGGACAAAGAAAAGTGCGGCCAAGGGGTTGTCGTCATCATCCCGAACAATGAAGTTGCCTTGACCTGCATCTGAGGCCAGTGTCATGTCTATCAGTTCAGCAACCAGTTCCTTATTCACCAGACACCTCCAGACCAGCTTTCTCAATGACCAACTCTAGGCCCTTGGCTAGGATTTCAGGGGCAGAGGGCATAGGACCGGCTGATCTTGCAAGAAGCCACAACTCCAACCGCCCTAGGAACTTTAGACCTTCAACGTCATTATCTAATCCCGCCAGCCCGTCCTCCAGGCCCCCAGGAGCTACCTGCCAGCCAGTGCTGTTGCAGACCCAGCAGTCAGCGGCATGTTCTATTTTCCCGTCCCAATTCACTATCTGTAGAGCACACTTCTGCCGGAATCCTGGGAAGCGGGCGACGAGGCCTGTGGCTCTACATTCACACTCATCAGGATGGTCGCACCCTGGGCCATCCTGGGGGATAGGCTCCCCGTCGAAGTACCACTGCCTAGGACACTCCTTCGTCGCCTCGGCCAGGGTTCTGCGGTGGGCTGCTATCTGCTGTTTGAGATCAGTAGAATGAGTAGCAGTCATGTTTTTCAGCTCCTTTCTTGGTCTCAAAGGACATTGCGCACTCGGAGCAAATCAGTAGCCTGCGCTTCACAAGGCCACGCCACAGACGATAGTGAGAATACGCTACCCGTTCGCACATCATAGGACATGAGTCCCCTACTGCATACGGCTCTTCATAGACACGACAGCCACGACACCAGCCCACGAGTGCTGACCGGAAGGTGCGGGCTGTGAGGTCAGTTGCGGCTATCATGGTGCCTCTTCTCCCTTATCTCGATCTTGAAATGGAAAGGCCTATCTCCATGGTCCAATCTGCTGCCCACGACCTTGAATGTGATACCGTCCAAGTCTATGGTCTGCTCCTTCATCATCACACCAGATTGCAGAGACCATACGAGCTTCTGGAGTAGGTCGCCTAGCTTAGACATAAATGGAGGTCGGTTGGCACGCTCCTCGATTTGCTGCCTCTTAGCGTAGTAAAGGTAGAACAGATTGTCTAGCGTCTCTTCCACAGCCTGGTTTATGGGATCACCCACAAAATCCGGCTCTGGATGAGTTAGGCGCCCGCGCTCTTGCCTAGCTAGATTCGAGGCGCGCAGCCACTCGGCAAAACCCGCCATATCGTCATCGCCGGTAGAGCGCCATTTTTCCTGGGTCACTTCTTCTACTTTGACGGTTGCTCGGGCGGCAACTCCTCCATGCGCCAATGTGCAGATGCGGTATGGGAAGTGGCTTCGTCTATAATAGCCGGGTCCACGCCGCGCTCCAACAGCTTCTCGCGGCTTATCCTAGGGGCACCGGCGTTGTAGACCCTGTGCACCACCATACTAGGCTCCTGGGGCGTGCTGGAGAAGCAGTAACGGTGGGAGGCGGGGTCGAACTCGGCTGTGTACCGCTCCATTGAGGTATTGAAGTTGGCCTCGGCTGCATCCTTGGGTCCGTCCTTTTTGGTAAGAGAGGCGATGGCCCTCTTGATGTGATCCAAGGCGAGGGCAGAGGCTAGGGTCTTGGGGTCGATTAGGTACATGGTGGGGTGCTTGTCCTTCACCACGGCAGTTCCCCGCGTTGGAGTAGGGAAGCCCAGGCCCTTTGATAGATGTCCATATCACGCTCCTCTTCGTACAGGTATGCCAGCCTTGGTTGCCCTTGCTACCATGTCCTTCGTACCGCGCGAGCCCTCCAAGTTACTGTGGAAGTAGACAACCAATTCCGGCTGCCCCTCATCTAGCATCTGCTGGTTGCGTATGTAACCAGCAGCCCTGCCGTGAACATCCCACAACGCGGGAAAGACAATCACTGTGTGACCCCAGAGGACAGCCCCTCGACCGGCCATCCTGTCCGCACCTCTAGCACCGCCGTGTATAACTACCGACACCGGCGTCACATTAAGCCCGATCCATCGGTGTATGACATCAGCATCGCCCCAGTTGCGGTCACCACAGATCAATACCCTCATGCTCCCACCTTGATCTTGGTCATGTGGCCCCAGTCCGGACCAGATTTAGCCTCGGCTATGATGGGTACTGAGAGCTCCACCACGGACTCCATGACCTCTACCAGGATAGCTGCCCACGCAAGTTCAGTACCGATCTTGGCCTCGAATATGAGCTCGTCGTGGTACTGGATGAGCCACCGGAGAGAGTCCTTGGGCGGGTCATAGCAGTCCCCCACAACGCTTGGGCGCAAACGCACAGAGTTCCATCGTTCCCACAGCTTCACCATAGCCAGCTTGATGATGCCCTGAGCCCCACTTTGAACAGGCATGTTGATAGCTTGTCGCTCACCCACCAACTTGATTCTGCGGATAGGGGATTTTAGTTCTGGTGTAAACCGCCGTCTTCCCCACATGTCCACCACGTATCCGTAGCGCCGCCCTGCTGCCTTGATAGAGTCATGGTAGGTGGTGATCTCAGGATAGAGTTTCAGGTAGTCCTTGATGAAGTCACCGCAACGGTCCTCGGACCACTCCAGCGGGTCGTACCCCTCGGATAGCATCTGGTTGTGGAGACCATACTTAGTGAGGCCGTACCAGACGCCGAAGCCAACACCCTTCATAGGTCGCCGCCACTTGTACTCATCCAACATGACGGTATCAAGGGGGATGCCGTTGATCCAGGCGGAGGTCTCGGCGTGGATGTCACGGCCCTCACGGAAGAGCTTGATACCCTCCACACAACCGGCGCGGTCATGCCCCACCCGCATTTCAATCTGGGAGTAGTCGGCTGCGAGTAAGGTCCAGCCGGGTTCAGCTAGGAACGCTGTACGGATTTGGCGGCCCAGCTCTGTACGTACTGGTATGCCATGGATGCCATCTTTGACAATGATGCGGCCAGTTTCGGAGCGGGTGGTGGTCATGTCGGCATGGGCGCGGGTACCAGATGGGGAGCGGGCGGCAAGGCGTTGGAGACCATCGGAATAGGTGCTTTTGAGCTTCAGGTTCTCGCGGTAGGACAGGGTAGGGGGGATTATGGGGTCGAGTTGGAAGGTGCCCGAGTCGTCCTTGCTGCCTACTTTGTGGAGCTCGTCATCATCGGTGGAGGGGAGGCCAGTTGGGGTCTTCTTAGTGACGGGGTAGCCCAGGCCGTCTACTGTGTCGTAAAGCAGGCGGGCGACTTGGTGAGTAGAGGCTGGGTTGAAACGGTAGGGCACTATAGGAACCACCGGGCTGACCACTAGGCCTTTATCCCGTAGTTTTATGCGCAGAGCCACACCCGCCTGAAATGCCGCCTCTTCCGCCTTACCATACATCGCCTGTTGAAACTGCTCCGACAGTTCTTTGAGGTAGAGCACATTAACCGGCATCCCGGTATCCATCTGCTCGCGGATTATGGGGAGGATGCCCAGGTCCATTTGCAACACATTGTCTAGCCCAGCTTCCGTAATGAGAGGGCGTAGGGCATTGTAGACGCGCAGGGTAGCATCGGCGTCTCGGGCGGAGTAGGCGAGTTCTTCTTCGGGAGAGAGATCGTTCACACCGGCATCGGGCATGGGGCCTATACCCTCTACTTTAAAGCGCAATACTACTTCGGGGCCTTCCTGCCCGCTCTCTACCCTAGACCGCTCTCTGGCATCTATCTTGTGCCACCTCTCCCATGGGTCGGCTGGGTCTAGCTCCTTGGCCGCGTCCTTCAGTATCCTGTTGATCTTCTTGTTTATGGGCTGCGGCTGCCGGCCCTTCTCCAACAGGCGCCCGTCTTTGTTTACCCACTTTAGGCCGGTAACAGGTTCGGCAGGACCCCAGTCGGTCCCGGCAGCTTCGGTCAAGTAAGCAATCGCCTTCTCTCGACGGTATGGGCGAACAGTATCGTCGTAGGACTTCATCTCCATGCCGCACAGGTCGCGGGCCAGGGTTTTGAGGGACTGGGGTAGGCCGAGGAGGTAGGCCATGGTCATGGTGTCAATGGCCTTGGCGGGAGGGGTAACCCACTGGGCATCGTAGGGCCAGTTGTGTACCACGATGTCCACATATTCCGGGAATCCACCACGCCACTTTCCCATCTTGGGGGATTCAACGTATTGCTCCCACAGGGCAGCAGGTATTAGGAGCGCAGTACCTTCGTCACAGGATAGCTGGACAGACCACAGCGCCCCATCCACTACCTCCGTGTCAGCGGTCACCACACCCCCTATGTCCTTAGCAGCTTCCCAGAAGACCACGATGTCCCATTCTTCCTCCGCGCGTCCGTATATAGGCTCTGGGTGTTGATCTACTGGCGTAAAGGATTCAGGTGCTGCCCCTTCCATAAGCGCCTTCAACACATTAAACCCGTCCTGTATCTGGCGCATGCGAGCTGTGCCACCATCTTCGCCTGCATGGAGGGCCGAGGCTGGGTGGTAGATGGGGAGGACGATTGGACTGATACCTATGCCCAGCACCTGCGTGGTCTCTAGCGGCTTGGCATGAAGGTGCTCCATAGTGTCGTCCCACCCCGTGATGTAGTGGGTTGCAAATGCCCCAAGCGTGACAATGATGTCCGGCCGCACCATGAGGATTTCAGCATGGAGCCACCTAGGGGCACATTCCGCTACCTCTTCGGGCTTGGGATCGCGGTTGGAAGGTGGGCGGCATTTGACCAGGTTCGTGAGGTAGACTTGCTCACTGGAAAGTCCAATGGATTCAAGCAGTGAGTCGAGGTATTGACCGGCCTGGCCCGTCCAGGGGATGCCCTTTTCGTCCTCGGTTTTGCCCGGCCCTTCGCCTATGAGCATGACACGGTAGATTTTAGTAGCTCCCTCGCGGTATGGGGATAGCTCATGGGACAGGGCGGTGATAGGTACAGACAGTTGACCCACACCCGGCACAGGCCCAGCACAACCCTGACGCAAGCTGCATGCGGTACAGGCGCGGTTGGGCGCGTATAGAGGATGGGCTTGGGAGGAAGGTGACTCAGCTACTACCATGTTGGCTCCCTCTCGATCCTGTCTAGTATGCCCTGGCCTATCATGGGCGTATCCAGCCACTCTTCCCTGGTGGCGTTTACCATCTGTCGGACAGTGCCCATCTTGGCTGCTATGGCCTTGGACCTCTCCCATCCCACGCCAGGTAGCTCCTTCGCCATCCTCTCTATCAGCGGTGGCACCCCTAGGAGTGATACCTTGGGGATCGGGGCAGAGTAGAACTTATCGAGCAGATGGTGGGAGGCAGGCGGCTTAGACAATACCCGGTACACGCTGATGATGGCTTCTACCGACTGCTTAGTCGAGTGCGTAACGATAACCTGCACTCCCCCTAGCCAGTAGATTTCGTTCAGGTAATCCATGAGGCGGTCGTAATGGAACTCCCTCCCTGTGGCAGCGTATGGTGCCCACGATCTGCCACGACGCACCTCCAGCAACCCGCCTACACCCTTGCGAATAGGATTGTCGAACTGGGCCAGCAGGACTTGCTTATCCCAACCCGCCTGATATGCCCGCCGCACTTGCTCAATATGACGCCCGGATTCGATACAAGAAATCATATCTCCTAGCTTCTTGCGCTCTAAGCAGCAGAGGCAGCCTTGGCCGTCTACAGGAGCACCGACAAAGCAAGCATCGCCGTATTCAACCGGGTAGAATTTTGCTAGGCCATTGGGGAAGTATTGCATGAGTTCAGCGTCGTTAGGGGCCTGGGTGATGTAGATCACTTGTCCGCTAGTTCCACTCTGAGGGAATCGGCACCCTCAGTCCATGTCCAAAGCAAGAAATCGCCCTCCGAAGCATGCAAAACATCCGCTAGTGATCGCGGTATCGTAACTACCAGCGAGTCGCCAACCTTACGGAGCTTGAACGTGCGCCTACTTATCTTTGCCACGACATCTCCAACATCATGTCAAACCGACACTGCGGACCCCAATAGGTCTTGCCCTCCATGGTGGGATTCAACCGGCTATCCATTACCGTGATTCCGAACTCCGTCTCGCGTGTGGCCGGATTCTGGCGCTTGACAGCCCATGACACTACCTGACAATCGTAGTCGAGCCCGTTGTACCCCTTGCGCTCGTACGTACCAGTGCCCGCGTCGTTGATCCATATCTCCCGAACACGAGAGCAGAATATGACGTTCATTTCCGATGAAAGACAGGCATTGATAAAGGCCCGCTTGTCTGAATTCAAGGTCTGACGAAGCCGCGGGAGAATCTGGTCTGTTCTGCCGAACTCGGCCATCATCTCCAGCTCCCAGTTCTCGGTCTCGGAGTCAATGACAAGGGTGCCGGAGTTGGTAGCCAGGGCGTCCTTGTAGAGAGTATCGAGCTCCCCCCATAGCTTTTTATACTTCTGTATATCCCACCCCTTTTCGTACCGGACTATGACCTCCTGTATGTTTCGGCCCGCCATCTTGTGCGAGACGCCTTCCGTGCCTATGTCGATGTTGGCGTAGAAGACCGGCTCGGGTGTGGTGGCGAGAGAGAAGTGGGTCTTGCCCGTCTTCTGGTGGCCGGTGTGGGACATCACCAGACGCTTTTTTGGGAGGGTAGTGGACATAGGGGCCCACTTGAGGACGGAAACGGGCTGTACGCCATCCACAGGTGCAATGGCAGGCGATATGAGGGGCGCAGGCTGGGATATTAGCTGTGGTGAGACCATCTATCTTTCCTTAATGGGATTTCCGTACTCATCAAGCCCTACAATCTCAAGGAATTTTCTTACCTTCTCGTTGGCATGGCCTATATTCCAGTCAAAATGCTTGGCAGCTTCCCTCGTCTCCCTTAAGTTCTTGGCCAGTTTTTTGTTGCACTCTCGGAGCTCGTGCAACTCCGCAGTGAGCTCATTTATCTCTTTTCTAGCTAGCCAACCTGCTAGTAGTTTACGCATTGGGTGGCCTCCATTGCTCCTTAGCCGCCATGAGCATCCGCCAATTCTCCTCGATCTCTATATCTGTGAACGTCATGATGATGAGTTCCGCGGAGAATGATAGTGGCCTAGCCAGCATGCGGCCTACGGGGAGGATAGCAGTGGTAGCTCCTACCATGTGACAGTAGGCCTTCATCTGAGAGCGTACGGAAAAGTCCATCTCCTTCTTGCTGAAGCGCATCTTGGTGTCGACCACCACGACTACGCCGTCCTGCCCGTCTGGATTCCCTATCATCAACCCGTCCAGTGAGCCAAGGATGCCGTCGCGCTCTTGGACGATGGTGCCCGGCAGGAACCAGTACCCGTTCTTGATAGCATAATCCGCCACCCACGGCCTCAATGCCAGTTCCCACAGCAGCCCCAGATCACCTAGCCCCTCGAAATGCGGCCCTGTGTATGGCTTGGCTATCTGGATCAGGTCGGATACATGAGGCTTGGTGTGGTCTCGCGGCCGCTCAGGAGCTGCGTAGGCGGACGGCATCATGGACCGGAGAGATTGGATTACTTGATCTAGGCTGACGGGCTCTGTGGTGGTATCGGGCATTGGGCTGCTCCTTTGCTGTAGTCTTCCACCCACACGGAAAGTCTCTTGGCGGTCGGTACCCATAAGACCCAACGGGATGCCGGCAGTACAGCCAGTCCTTCTCATATACCCCGCCGCACCTGCCACAAATTACTGGCTCATAGTGAGGGTATCGCAGCATTGCCCCGTACCTCTCCGACTACTAAGTGAGGGATAGCTGCTCACAAGGTCCGCGTGCACGGATTAGAGGGCTGCACGGCCAAACACCTGAACCCTTTTATGTAGCAGTACCGTTTTGTTCAGGCTAGGTCCGCCCTTGCTTGTGAGCAGCTATCCCCGCCCAAGCCATCCCCCGTAAGGTGGCCTCATCTGCATCTCACCACCCAGATTCAGGAGACAGCTTGGGCAGGCTATTCGAGTGCTGGCCCAGGGACTACCACACCCTAGGATTTGACAAAGTGCCCTTTCAAGGACCAGCAGGAGGATGTTCAAACCACTGGCTCCTAACCTTTACTCGGACCCACCGCGTCTGTAAGGCCATTTCCGCCACCAGCACTCGTTACTTCTGGAAGTTGCCGTTCTTCGTCTTGATGCCCTGGGTCGCCGCGTACGCCAAGAACTCCGCTGAGAACACGTAATTGGCGTAGGCGTTCACCTGCGGGTCGGTAGC